CACCGTGATGGTATCCGAGACCAGATCATCCAGCTCGATGGACACCACCCGGAACACCTTGTCGGCGTTCAATCCCTTCTCAGGGAAGTTGGGAAGGCACGGTGACCCGGGCAGGAGGGCGTGCCCCGTCCGGTTCATCTTGAAGGAACCGGTCTCGAGGGGAACCGCCTGCATCCGGAGCTGACGGGCAACACCCCACAGGGCCGTGAACTCCCGGGTGTAGAACGGGAAGTCCAGGGTGACCGAGCGGATCTCTCGGGTGAGCTGCTGATTGCCCAGATCCTGGTCCTGGACCGTCGACTCCTTGAAGCCGAAGTAGGGCGGGTTGCTGACGTAGCTGATGATGATCCGGTCGCCCGCGTCGATGTTCGGGTTATCCCCGTAATCGAAGAAGAAGATGGTGCCGCGGTTGTTGCGGAACTCGTAGTCCGTGCCCTCGGTCAGGGTGATGGACTTGGTGGTGTTGGTGACCGTCACCTCCGTGGGGGCCGTTCCGTTGATCTGGTACATTGCCCACGGCGCGTCCCGGTAGCCGGTTACGAGGTCGAAGACCTTCCCCCAGACCAGAGACTCGGTGATCACCTCGTCGGTGACCGGGCCGGACACACCTTCCAGAAACTCGTTGTAGGTGAGCTTGACCTCGTTGTTCGTGGCCTGCGCCTCACCCTTCTTGAAGCTCTCGTCCCAGGCGTTGTCCTCGTTGATCTCGAGCAGGTCCTCGATCTCGTAGTCACCCCTGACCAATTTCACCGTCAGGAGACCCGTGGTCGTGCTCCAGAACAGCACCCCGTTGATGTGACGGAGGACGTCGTCAATTACATCCTCGATCGCGTCCTGCTGGTCAATGGTGACCGAGACGCCGAGCCCCTCGTCCTTACAGGTCTGGGCAGCCGTCTGGAACGACGCGAAGTCGATCAGGGTCGGCAGGATGTCGCCACCCTTGAGGTGGTTCGTGCAGAGGTCGTAGATGATCTCTAGGGGGTTAGCGTCCTCCCCGATCCGGCTGTCGTCGTAGCTGCCCAGGAGGTTGGTCGGGATACACTGGACGATGAACACCCAGCCCGGCGGTGTGGGCGCGGCTCCCCAGTAGAACTGACCATCGGGCACGCCCGTCTCGTAGCCGGAGGGCAGGCCCACCACCGCGGGATCATCACCCCAGCATCCATAGCAAACGTTCGGCCGGCCGGGCGCCCGATCCTCACCATGGATGTAGCGGGAGAGCGGTAGAACCGCCTGGGACTCCATGCCCCAGCTGAAGGTGAACCAGCCCTCGATGCCGCCACCCTGGGTCTGCCCGCCGAACAGGTCACGTGCCGCGATGTAGAAGGAGACCGACTCCCCAAGGGAAGGACGGGTAAGTGGCAGGGGTTCGGAGGTGATGTAGTCCAGCTGTCCCTGCCAGGAGCTGGTTCGCGTAACCTTCTTGCCCCGCAGGCTCTTCTCCTCGACGATGATGTCGATCAGCTTGTCGATGGGACCATGGCAGATACGCATGATGGCCCGGGCGTTGTACCGGGTCCACTCATCATCATCCCCGTCCTTCTGAATCACGGGGTCCTTGAAGGCCACCACGTTCGGCTTGACCGCCCCGATCCCGTACACGATGGTCAGGGGGCGTCCATCCTCAGCGGTAGGTATCTGCATCTCCGACGGCTTCTGACGGCTCTTCGACCGGCGGTTGAACAGCGCGCGATAGAGGAGCCCGACGCCAATCTGGATGGCGACCAGGGCAATCAGGTTAATGGCCATGCTACGCGTTCCCCGCCAGACCAGCGGTAAAGAAGTTACGGATCGGCATATCCGGCTCGCCGCCGTGGTTCACAACATTGTCGTACCGGTTGAGACAAGTCTCCACCGTGTGGTCACACCCTGGAAGCACCGTGACGTCCATCCCCACGGCCGCATCCTCGAGACCGACCAGCATGGTGATGTCATCCCCGTTCCGGAAGCGGATGGACCCCCGCTGACCGGTGGACAGGATGACCACCCCACCATCGAAGTAGCTGGGGTCATCCACCAGGGCCGGGTGGTCCTGCAGGCTGTTGATCGTCAGGGTGGTGTTCCCCACCGCCGCGATAGTGCTGTCGAAGCGAAGCGCCTCGAGGTCTACCTTGCAGGTCCGGGCGTCCCCGAGCATCCAGGGGCACTTGATTCCATCCAGGGTGCGTGGGGTTTTGCGCTGGACCAGCTGGGAAGCGGTCTTCAGCTGCAGGATCATGTTGGCGCCGCGGGTCTGAACCTCTGCGATCTGGGCACGAATCAGGGTCAGGAAGTCGTTGTCCGCAGCTCCCGTGGCCGCCTCTGGGCGGTGAACCCGGTGGACCGTGACCGAGACCGGGGCGGTCGACACCCGATACTCGCGGAACAGATCAGCAATGACGTGATCGCGAGGAATCTGGAGCACCAGACCCTGGCCTTCTTGGGTCCGTTCCCCGATCTTGATACCCTCCCGCAGGAACACCGCCGGTTCATACACCGTGTTCCGGAAGGTGATGGGCACGTCGGCCGAGGTGAAGTTGAACAGTCGGCCAAAGGGTGAGGGCATCGTCTGATCGTAGCCAGGATCACCCGGGCAGTTCTGATAGACCGTGATCGGGCCGAACGTCAGGGTGAGATGCTCCGAGACGAACGCGCCCCACTCCATGTTCTTGACGCCGATGAAGATCGTGGCGGTCCCGTCTTCACGGGGCTTGAAGTTGATGATGACCTCGCCTGAGCCACCGTACCAGTGGCCGCCCGGTCGGGCCGAGACCCAGACGCCAGTGTGCATGAAACCGGTGTTGCGAGACTTTGTCAAGGACGTGGCCAAGGTGTAGATACAATCCACGTCCAGCCCCGTAAGCTCGTGCTTGTGGTAGGCCTGACCGTTCCCTGTTCCCAAGGCACCGATGTACCGCAGCTCGTCCATGATGAACACGCCCGAGGTTCCGTTGGCCGGGATGCCGCCGATCAGGTTATTCGGGTTGAACGCCGGCCAGGGCGCGGTGTCGTGTGGGCTGTACACCGACCCGGTACTCCCGTAGGTCCAGGGTTCCGAGAAGACGACCACTCCGACTGGTGCTGGCGTCGGTGCCACCACGAAGTCGTCGGGATCTCCCTGCCACCCATGGAAGAACTCGTACAGTTCTACCGGCTGGCTGTCGGAGATTGAGGATTCACGCGTCGCTAGAAGTACCATGGTCAGGTCGTGGTCGGGGTTTGGCGGGGCAGCTCAATGATCGGAAGAACCGCACGGGCATAGGTCGGGGTGTCCCAGATGATCTGAAAACTGTCCTGGGCGAGCCGACAGTACATCATGTAGGACACCAGGCCGGAACCCTGGCTGACGTGGATCGCACCACCCGAGGCGGTCGAAAGGGTCAGGGTCTCGGTGCCGTCCCCATTATCTACCGCAGCGGTCACCCGGCTGTGGGTGATGACGTTTCCATGGGTAACGAACGCCAGGTGCCGGAAGCGCTCGTGCGGGAAGAATCTGGTGGTGTAGTTGATGTGATGGATCGTCAGGCTCGAGACGTTCGTAATGATTGCGTCGACGGGCATCAGATCCATCTGGTAGGTCGGAAGCCAGAAAGGCTTGCAGGCCCCACGCAGGCTAAAGTACCATTCCCGGAGCTCACGTACCTTTTCCCTAGTGTCAAGGAAGAGGGGGAGGGTAGTCTTCTGCCCTACCGGGAGGGTGCCAAGGTCGTAGTCCTGCCAGGTGTACGTCTTGTTGTCGATCCGTTCCTTGTTGTACTCGAGGTCGTCGGTGGCGTCCGTGTCCCGGTTGAACGCGGCCACCGTGAAGATGGGAACGGTCGAGACCTGATCAACCCCTGGATCTACCCCGTGCTCGTAGTCGAACGTGACCTGGACCTCGGAGGCGTTCGTGGTCAGGCGCCGAGTCTGGGGTCCAGAGGTCAGGCGCCCACGCCGGCTGGGAACGAGCTTCACCTTCGCCGCGTAGGTTCCCGCGACCGTGGTCAGGGTGACCGAGGTATCGGTCTTCGCCGCGATCAGACACTCCTCACAGGTGAACTCGTCCTGCCATAGGACGGCGTAGCCACCTACCACGAAGTCCCGGTCCACCGTGTCCACGTTCACCACGACGTTGGACCCGGCCGAGACGGTGGCGTCCACCCGGCGGGCGTCCGGCCAGAAGGGAACCGCGTAGGACTCGATCTGCCCGATCAGCAGGTTGTCGATCAAGCCCATGCGGCGGGCGTCCAGGGCGGCGACAAAGTACTGATCCTGCCGCTCCGGGATCACCCGCTTCATGGACCGCTGCTCGGTCAGGTTCTTGGAGCGATGGATGGTGGTGAGGTAGTTCCACCGTTCACTCATCGCGTGGCCCCACTGGATCTGGGGACTAAAGACTCGGGCCATGGGTTATCCCTTTACCATCTGACGCAGGTCTCGGATATGATTCTCCGATACCTTCAGGAAGCTCGCGTTCATCTTCTTGATGATGAAGCCCTCGTCCAGACCCAGCTGAAGGAAGCCGTCCAGGGTGGCTGAGGCCGCCTGGTTCTGGACCGCCTTGGCAATCGTGCCGGCCGAGAAGGACCCGGCTTCCACGGACCCGACATCCGGGGTCCGCATGGCCTTTGCCAAGCCCGTAAGCCCGTCCGCGGTAATGAGGCCACCCTCCGCGAACCGGGGCAGCCTGCCGTACCGGTTGATGTAGTCCAGCCGGTCCACCCCGAGCTTGCGGGTGGAGTCGGCGTTCACGATGTACTCGTCGCGGCTCACCTTGGCCAGGATGCTGTCGGTCTTGGGACCGCCCGGCCCAGAGATCAAGCCCTCCGGCGCGTCCTGGAACGAGCCGCCCGTTGCGAAGCCCATCGGTAGCGCCACACCAAGGATGCCCTCAACGATCTTGATCGCCAGCATTCGGGTGATGATGCGGGTAATCTCTTCCAAGATCCCCTTGGCCATATCGCGGAATGCATCGGTCACCTTCTTCGTGCCAAGGATGATGTCGGACAGGGCGGTCTGGAGGTTGTCGGCAATCGACTCGGCGACCAGATCCCGGAACTTGTTCCAGGTGAGCTCCGTCTGCTTAAGGTTGTTCTCCAGCTGAAGGATCAGGTTGTTAAACTCCGCCAGGGCAAGCAGCTGCTCCGGAGTCACGGCGATAGCCTGGAGGGCCAGCGCCATCTGCTTCAGCTTGTCGATCAGTTCCTGGTAGGCAGCCTTCTGCAGCCGCAGCGCCTCGGCGGACCCGATGGCTCCCGACTCCTGGAGCAACCGGATCTGTTCCAGCTTGGCCTGGAGCTGACCCTGAAGAACTTGGGCCTGCTTGTCGATCGCGCTGAACGTGGCGTTCCGGGTATCCTCGTCAATCAGCTTCTGGATACGCTTCCGCAGCGCCTCGTCCCCGGCATCAATCGCCGCGGTCAGGGCGTCCATGTACTTCTCACCCGCCTCGAAGGCGGCAGCCGCCATGTCGTTCCCCTGGTTCTTCAGCTCCTGGACGACTAGGCTGCGGCTGGTCTTGTGCAGGTTCTGCGTCTCGTTCAGGAGTTTCTGCCCCGCGTCCAGGGCCGCCTGGCGACGCTCCGACTCCAGTTGCCGAATGTCCGCAAGAATCTTTTCGCGATCTGACGGGTCAGTGGTCGCGGCCAGGAGCTTTTCCTTGAGCTTGATCTGCGCATCAATAGCCTGCTCCGTGAAGTCCCGGATGGATGTAATGAACTGCCGCTGGGTC